AATGTAAATTGTTTTATATCCATGCTGACTTGCTAGCCATAATGCTGTAGGACCACTGCTCCAACCTTTTGAAGGATTGAAATAATTGAATCCTTGCATGCGTTGGTATGCTTTGTTTGGATTGGTCCATACTTCGTGTTTTTTTTGATATCCGGACTTGTTTATTTCTAATATCATTTTAGTATCAACAGCAACTAGATAGTCAGGGTTAAATGTTCTATATAGAGCATTGCAACCGTATGTATTTCCAAATTGTGTTAAATTTTCCGGATTTATAGGTGATCTACTAGTTCCATTGCCAAGAACAAAGGCTGTGTTCTTTTTTTCTAATCCTATATTCTTTGTAGGAGCAGCAATAAATTCTATTTTTTGTTCAGGATCTTTATTCAGACGTTTTTCTTCTTTTTGTCTACGCCTTTGTTCTTTAATAATTTTCCACTGAGATTTAGAATATTGAGATTTATCAATTTTAGCCATTATACTCCGCCGGCTGCTGCTTGAGCTGCTATTCCATACATTTGTCTTACAAAGTCTAGTTCTTTTGACTTTTCATTTGTATGTAGCTCACTTGCTTTCCTTGCACGGTTTATTTGGCGTAGAGTAAGTCTTGTTTTGCGAGTATCGTCTAAGTCAACAATACTATCGTCATACTGAGGATCGTAGCGATCGTCTTCGATCGGCTCAATAGTTTCTTTGTCGTAATAAAAAAGTTCTCTCAGTATCATGTTAGTATTTATATCGTTTGATCAGTTGTTGCGCCAGTCGGTGCTGGTTCTTGTCCTGTGACAGTATCAGGTGGAGTTGCTTCAGGTCCTGTTTCTGCTTCTCCTTCAATAGGAGCTAAGTCTTCTGCTCCATCTAAGTCTGCACTAATACCTGCACTACTAATGCCTGCGGAGCGCATTTCACCTGCTGCATCAGTTGATGGTTGATCTAGTGTTTCGTCATTTTCTTCACGCCATAGACGTTCATTTTCTGCAACTTCTTCGTCGCTTAGTCCAAGGAATCTTTTAAGCGCAAATCTATTAGACATGTAAGGTATAGCACTCATTTGTGTAAATGTCGGAACGCGACTGTTGTCTAGTTCTGCTTGACGATAGCTTGCAAAATTCTGTGGCGGCATAAACTTGAGGTCAAACATGTTAGTATCAATGTTTACACCTTTTTCTAATAAGAAACGTTTAAATTCTTGATTAAACTGTTCTACTACTAGGCCTTGTAGACGTTCGCAATAAGTGTTAAAACGTAGCTCTTGAATATAAGCTGTGCCTACTCTACCGTCGTTATAGCTAGTTGCTCCGTCATCAGCGCCGGTAGGCAAATATGAACTCGGGATTCGTAAGCCGCGTACAAGCTTATTAGTAAAGTATCTAAGATCATCAATTTCTCCTAGGTTAGTTCCGCCCGGTAGTGTTTCAACTTTTGATCCACGACCTTCAGCAGTTTGTGGGAAGAAGTAGTCTTCGTTGATTGACAGCGGATTGTAAGAACTGTCTATGACATTTGTGCCTCCGCCTGTCTGCGATGGGATACGTCTTTGATGTATTTCCGTCTTGACACGTTCAACAAATTGCATCGCCAAGTGACTTGGCATATTGCCCACATCAACATAGAATACTCTTCTTTCTGGAGCTCTCTGCACACGATAGATAATAATCGCGTCTTCAAGCAATTCTTTTTGTTTGTAAACTTTAAAAATAGTTTCTAATAAACTATTTCCAAACGGAAAATTGTTGTCTAATCCTTCGCTTAAACTGAGATGCATAACATGCTCCGCAGCAATAGCAATTTCGCCTTCTTCAATAGTAAATCTATTTCCATTTTGTACAGGGGAGTTCCCTACCATACCTTGTGCACCGCCAGTAAAATATCCTTGGCCACCTGGTACATTTGGAGATTGAATATTACCATTTGTAATATGCGGACTAGTTGCTACTAGATCTTTAAAATTAAGATTAATATCTTTTATTACATATTGCTCAGGAGTTTTTCCTTCGCTTTCGTTTACAATTATACGTGTGACTTTTGCTGGGTCTACGTAAAATAATTTTTTAGTTTCAGGATCTCTAAGAAAAAATTGATCGCCATACTTAAATGTATTACGAAAAACACGAAACATACGTGTGTCAAATTGTTGCAGTTTTACCCATTGCTTAAGGTATTGTCCTAAAATTTGTACTTCTGTGTTTGTTGCACTTTTATTAAACTCAAAATCAAAATTTGTATTATTTCTTTTGTTTTTTTGTGTACAAAATTCAGCAAGGATATCAAGTGCTGCATTAACTTCTGAATCTTGATCCATTGTGTTATACTGCCCGTAGCGTTCAACACGATTAGGCGAACCTACATACACGTCTGGAAGATAACTAGAATAGTTTGATCGTGCAGGACCAGCTTGTGTTCCGTTTCTCGATCCGTTTATAGGTGAGTAATTGCCGCTAGGGTTGTCACCTGTAGGTACTGGTGTGAAGTACTTTTTCCAGCTCATCTAGCTCTTACCCCTTGTAATAGATTACCGCTTGCACCTCTTAGTGCATCTACAGTTTTGTTGCCTGTTCTTGACATATTGTTATTTATTGAAACTAATTGTAACATACTTTGGTTAAGAGTGTCAAGTAATTGCTCCATGCGCTGGGTGCTTATAGCAGGATCATCATTTATTGCGCTTTTCAATTCTTCAATTGTGTTAGTAAGATCGTTGCTAGTATTATTTTCGGGCATATTTTCTAGTCTAGATCGTAAGTTGTTGGCCATTTGCATCATAGAGCTTTGCATAGATACAGATTCACTTCTCATAGAAGGCATAATAGATCCCATTGCTTGTTGCATAGATGCTGATTCACTTTGCATAGCTGTTTGCATTTTAGGTATATTATTTTCTATCACCTGTTGCATAGATGCTGATTCACTTTGCATAGCTGTTTGCATTTTAGGTATATTATTTTCTATAACCTGTTGCATAGATGCTATTTCTTCTTGCATATTAGGAAGAATTACGCCATTTGCACCTGGAACAAATGTTTCTGGACCTTCTTCGCCTACAAGGTAAGATCTACCTGTGTTGACTGGACCGCCTAGAGCTCTTGCTCCGTCTCGTTGCACTCTAGCTTTGTCTAATGCACTTGCAACTTGATCAGAATTAAAACCTAAACCATTTAAAATATCAGGTAAATTTACAATTTCTGTACGCAAGGCATTAGTAGTAATTAAAGGTTTAAATAAACTTGTAAATGGACTTAGTTCAGCAATTTCTGGATCTACTTCTCCAGGCGTTACTCCTTCGACTATACCTTTACCTATTTCGCCTGCGCCTATAGCTATTGAACTTATCGCCTTCAGCCCTTCGGCAGCAGAGTTCTGTAATTCAGTATTAGCACTTAGATTTCTTCCAATTTCTTGATTGATGCCGGCAGCACTATCAGCTAGTGCAACGGTTGCTATGTTTATTTCTCTAGATATTGCTTGCCCTTCTGCTTCTCCTCCTCTTTGAGCACCAACTCGATCTCTTGCTTCGGCTTGGAATCTTCTAGCAGCTTCGGCTTCGGTGACGTCTCCAAACCCGCCTGTATATTTTTGTCCAGATGCTTCTGCTCTTTCGCGAGCCATTTGCGCTCGCATTTGTTCTATGCCTAGTCTAGTATTTTCAGTTTGTGCAAGATTGTCGGCTACAGTTTGTCCTACACCACTTACTTGACCTAAAGAAGCTGCCGCAGTATTAGTTGCACTTACATATTCAGATGCAGAAACTTGCACAGCTCTGTCAGCTTGTTCTCTAAGTCTTATTCGCTTGGTTTCTGCATCTTCTTCGCTTTTTAACACAGCTGCCATTTGCCTAATTTGTTCAGCTACTTGAGGATTCATTGCAGCAAAATTCTTAGTAAGGTCACTCATAGGAGCACCAGATTGTATCATGTCTTGAAAAAATGCTTGAGCCTGCTGACCAGCAGGAGCTAGACCTGCAAATGCTTCGTCAAATCCTCCCTGGATTCCTTCAAGGCCTTGAGCTTCTAAGCGTCTCAGTGCAGCTATATTTCTACCATCACGTTGTGCGTCTACAAGGCTTTGGCGTTGCTGGTCTGCACTTTCGCCTGTAATTTCTGCCATATAAGCAAGATTTTCAGCCATATTTAGAGTAGCTTGAGCAACTTGATCTGGCCCCATTCCTTCAAGCATTTGTTGACGTCTTAGAAGGTTTGCATTATCTAGCAAGAACTCGTTTGCTTGTTCTATAGTATATCCTAGGTTCATCATTCCTCGGATAACTTGACCGTCTTCGAACATTGCACGAGATAATTCTGCAAATCTTTTAGCGCCGTTGTTTACACCTGTGCCTAACCCTGCCAAGGAATCACTATTTTTACCAACTAGATCTGCAAATGCTTCTAAAGGCATTCTTGTATTAGCAGCAGCAGATCTTAATGCACCTAGGTCTCCATTAAACCCTGCACCTACTTTAGACAAAGCTTGAAAGGTAGCGTTTGTGTTGTCTAAGTATCCAACTACGCCTTGCACAGAATCGCCAAACAATCCAAGGATACCGCCTATAGCAGGCACTTCTTTTGCTAATCTATTAACATTTCCTGTAAAATCGCTTACAGATCCGCCTGCACGACTAACAAATCCTGTAAGGTCGCCAAAAGCACCTTCTAATTCTTTTGTCTTTTGTCCAAATTTTAAAGAAGATTTGTCAGAGGACGCCCTAGGCTGGGATAGGGTTGATCCTTGCTGCCTTAATGATTTTGCAAGGGCTTCTATGCTTTCGGGAGATAGATTTACTTCTTCTGTTGCTGACATTTGTATTCCAAATTAAAATATACGTACTTAATTTATTATAAATACTTGTACAATGTATTTAGCGAGATTATAATATGAGTAGTTTTCTTCAAAATTATCAAAGACAACCTAAACTTTTTA